CCCGTTGGTGTTCTAAAAATAAGGGAGATCAGCGACACGTGCCAAGCGCTGTCGCCACAGAACGCTTGCAACAATGGCCGTGTCTTGGTACACTCCGTCGAGCATTACCGTAAATTTGTTGAGATTGACCGATTTGATCGATCTTAGTTGGTTCTCAATCCTGTCACGAGCTACTGACAGGTCCTTGTTCATACCACAAATGTCCGCGTTCGAAAGCTCCGCCAAGAGCGCTAAACTCGGTCTCAAGTCGCGATAGGAATCGGCTAAAACCACATCTAAGACAATGATCTCAATCCCAAAGGGCAAGCACAGTATCGTCCGGTTGCACGACGAACTCCTGTACTGTAATGTGACCCTCGACTCTGGACTAGTCAAAGGAACATGGGAGAAGTTTGAGGGTCTCTGATCAAATCCCAACTCCCAGTCAGCGAACTCCGCCTCAGCTGACCCCAACTGTTCTCTCACACGCATCTTCAACTTGAAAAACCTATACAACCAAAAGCTAGAGATGGTCCAATCCCAAACTCTAGCTCTTAAACTGGTTGCGGTAATTCCTCGTCTAGACGTTACAATGATGAGAACAGCGAGTGTTATTATGAAGAAGAACCAACACAACCAAAGGAACACAACAACAAAAATTCCCTCAGCAAGTGCATTCACCGCATGGAAACCAAGAAGTGTCAACACCGACAACACAATTTTCCAAAAACAGGTGCCCTTAGGACCACCCCAATCTAGATCATTGATATTGTCATAGTCGTACCCCTTCAAGGAGGCGATGGCAGTCTCGAAAAGGGAACGTCGCACCTCTGCTTGCCGTTCCTCTTCCTTCCTGCGTTTTTCTTCAAATTCTTCTTTCCGCTTGATCGCGCGAGCTTCCCTCTCGGCATCTCGCTCTCCATCTCGTCGGGCGTTACTTTCTTTGACGGATGCAGCAATGAGACCGGTATTTTTGGAATGACGTGACTCAGGCTTTTCCTTACGTCTACGTCTATCCTTGCGAGTGGCGCTGGCGTCGATAGCTTTAACAACATCTCCCGAGCTCGACTGTGACTCGGTGTGTGTATGGATT